TTTAGAAATTTTAATTTAATTAAAAACCAAAAAAAAAATTAACACTAAATAAATAATATTGTTATTCTTTTAAATAGTTTTATTATTTAATTTAATTAAAAACCAAAAAAAAAAATTCACACTAAAAGAATAAAAATATTATTTAAACGCTCAATTTATAAATTTTAATTTAATTAAAAACCAAAAAAAAAATTAACACTAAATAAATAATATTGTTATTCTTTTAAATATATACTATATTATTTATTTTAATTAAATTAAATAATAAAACTATTTAAATATATATCATTGTAATAGTATATATATAATAATGAGAACGCAAGAAGAAAGCAACACAAGCTCCAACAGCCAACAAGTCAACAACTCAAAAAATCACACACAAAAACAGACACAAAAAAATAAACAAAATGAAAACAACGACGACGAAATAAAAAATATAATCATTACTAAAACAGAGGAAGAAAAAAACCCCCATTGCAAAGAATGCTATAAAAAGCCAACCAATATAAACGAGTTAATAAATTATAAAATAGAATTGTTTTTATATTGCAAAAAATATTATATTGATTTTTTTAATGATTTAGAAAATCCGGCATATAATGAAAAATTTATAAATTTAGAAGATAAAAAAACTAAAATTTTAAAATTAATTATAAATAGCATTTATTACGAATTATCAGAAACGGAAAAATTAAATTTATTTATTTTATCAACAATTTATATAAATAAAAAATTAAACTTTTTTATTATAAGGAATAAAAAAGATAATTATATAAATATTTATAAATTGTTTAATTTAATTTTAAATAATACAAGATTAAAAAAATATAATGTAGATTTTAATGAATATAAAATATGTGATGAAGAGGAGAAAATAAAAAAAGAAACAGAAGAAAGCGAAATAAAAAAAAATCAAGAATTAGGCGAATTAAAAAATATTTTTTATAGTCATTATTTAGAATTTAAAGCCCCCATAACGGATTGCCTAGGATGTTTTGACGAAATACCCAAATTAAACGAAGAAGAAGAAAAAAATATAAAATTTTATTATGCTTGTTCTAAATGCAAAATTAAAAATCTTTTTTGTTTAAATTGTTGTATTGAAAAAAAAGACAATGAAAAATGCCCATATTGCAGAAATACAAAATTTTATTTAAAAAATGATATTACAAAAGAAGAAGAAAAAATAAAAAAAAATATAGAAAGGGATTTAAACAATATAATAATTAGGATTAAAAACGACAACGAAAGAAAAATAAAAATGACATTTAATAATAAAAATTATTTTTATTCATACGAGGAAGAAGAACAAGAGAACGGGAATTTAAGAGATATAGAAAGTTATTATAAATATGATATTATAATATATGATAAAGAATTTATTAAAAAATCTTTTAGTTTTTATAAAAAGGAAGTAATACAGCATTTATTAAAATACGAATTAGGGGCATATTTAATTAATTTTCTTAAATATTCTAATTATCCCGATAATGATATATATAAAATTATTGATGAAACAAAATTAAATATACCGATGCAGGCATTAGAAGAAATTATATTTAATTGTTTAAATGATCCAGAAGACGACCCCAAAAACGAACAAACATTTTTATATATATTAGGGATTATAAAATATAATAGGGGGAGAGCAGACCAAGACCAAGAAAAAACGGACGAAATAATAAAAAATATTTTTTCTAATTATTATAATTTAAACGGATACGATACAGAAAAAAATGACCTTGAAAATATTTTAATTAGAGATACAGAAAATATTTTAATTGAAGTAATAGAAGATTTATATATATTTACATCTGAGGACGACAAAGAAACAATATATAATATAAAGGCGGAGCGTCAAGAAGATAATGAATATATAAGGCATAACGACGATTTAAACAATATAATAATTTCATATACAGAAAATGAAAGCGACAGCGAGGGCGGCAACTAAAATATTTTTTCTATTTTATTTTTTCTTTTTAAATTAATTATATAATTATATAATTAAATTACTTTCTATTTTATTTTTTCTTTTTAAATTAATTATATAATTATATAATTAAATTACTTTCTATTTTATTTTTTCTTTTTAAATTAATTATATAATTAATTTACTTTCTATTTTTTATTTTGTAAGTAGTGGGACTTACAAAATAAAAAATAGGCTTGCAAAAAATAAGGCAAAAAACGCCAAAAACAAGAGAAAAAAAGGGGGGAAAAACGGCGAAAAATCAACAAAAAACCCCCCATTTTATGCAAGCCCCAAAAAATCCAAACCAAAATTTACAAGCCCCCAAAAAAAAACAAAACCCCTAAACTAAAACGATTTACCAGTTAGGAAGGGATAAAGACCGTTTTTCACTTTTCTGTCTTTCTCATAGTTGTAAATGTTGATTGCTAGCTCCCCCACGCTCTTAAACTTACCACCTCTAATAACGCTTATCCCATATTTCTTTGCATAATACTTCAAATTTTTATATTCAAACTTATCTATCATAATTATATAATATATAACGATAATTTTTTTATCAAACTAAATTATATAATAATGCCAACTCCCTCCGACCCAAACTTATACGAAGAAGCCAGAAGTTTTATTATGAGTAGATATAAAAAGAACTCAGCTTATGCATCTGGCGCAACTGTAAAACAATATAAACAACAATTCGCTAAAAAATACGGCGCAGATACCCCTCCATACCTAGCAGACAACCGCCAAAAAAATCTCAAAAGGTGGTTCGAAGAAAAGTGGATTAATATCAATCCAATTCTTGGTGTGTACAGTGATAAAGCGTATCCCGTATTCAGACCAACAAAGCGAATTAGTAATAACACCCCCACAATATATCAAGACATACCAAAAAAAAGATTAAAAGAACAATACGAATTAAAACAAAAATATAAAGGACAGAAAAACTTACCCGATTTTAATGAAAAGAAAGGAGGTATGGTAGTAAGAAGTTTTTCTTAACTCACCAAAGCAATCTCCTTGACAGATTATTCGCACTGTATCCATTCTTTTTCCACGCACCATTTATCTTCCCACTTCTTGCTAAATAATTAGCTCTTCTTTCATTATCTTTATGCTTCGTATAATCTTCCATTGGGGGGCTCATACTACCAAAACTCACAACTTTATTATTCGGATCTATTATGCTGTATTTCTTACTCTTAACTTTACTTCTATAAATAATTGCTGTCGGGCCATAAAATTTATAAGCCTTCTGTTGAACTTCTAAAGGATTTGAATAATCCCAAATGGGGTCATCATCGAGGAATCTTTTTTGAAAATTACTCATATATAATATTAGTTTATATTATTTTTTTCACTAATTTTCGATCTTTGTAATTCTAATTCATCCAAACAAACTTCCATACCTATATCTCTTTCAATCTTTAAACCACAAAAAGAACAACTTTTACACTTTGATTTATATAACATTCTTATTAACCCCATAATACAACCAATAGAAGAGGTTAAAAAGAATGACCAAAACACTTCACTTAACATCCTATATAATTAAGTTAGATTTTATTTATGATTGACAACCTATATAATATCCCACACTATTATATGTAATAATGGTATATCTTTGTGTGAAGCTGCTTGGATTTGAATTTGTATTTGTCCCACCTGATCCTAAATTAAGTGTATTACCATTAGGGATAATAATAGAAGTAGGTGTATTAATACTCCAATTTGGACTAGTTTGATTGACTCCTCCCCTCACTTTTCTTAATTGAAAAGTATAACCATCTAAACTTCCATCAGTAGGTAAAACGGGTAAATTCACTGTAATAATAGAATTAGAAAGGGTTGAACCGGTATCATAAGTAGTCATTATAAAAGTACCTAAAGTTTTTAAAGCTGTAATATCAGTTATATTAATTACCTGAGTTGCCACATATGAGACCTGTTGTATCATTATATCTGTTTTTAAAATATTTGTCGTTATTGTTCCTGTTTGATTCTCATTACCCGAAACAGTCATATTTTTTACGCTTAGTGTTTGAGATTGGGGGTTATATGTCAAATCACTACCAGAACCTTTAATAGGTTTTATTCCAGTTGAAGCACTACTTACTAATAAATTAAATTCAGTATTTCCACTTGCCGTGGTTAATGTGATAGGGCCATTAAAATTTGTAGCCGTTATATTACCAACATTCGTGATGTCTTGACTGTTCATATTCAATTTACTAATTACATCAAGCCCATTTGGATTGGTGCTACTTAACCCACTTTGTGATATAGTTGCATATACCGGCGTTGTTGTTAAATTACCTCCTAATATAATCCCCGTATTGCTAACTTGTATTGATTGCTGTCCATTAGTAGTTTTACTGAATAAATTTTGGGGTATTAAACCTGTTTGACTCGCTAGATTATAACTCATTTATATAATATATTTAGATAATAATTTAAGCAATTTTAGTTAATATTAATTTACAATAACAAGCAGATAATAATGGTTCACTATTATATAGCGTATAAGTAAATGAAAAAGTCCCATTTGCGGTTGGGGGACAAGTTGCTGTATTTTCTCCTACTGAATTTGATTGTATTGTCCAATAGCTTTGTGCACCTAAACTATTTATAGATGATAACACATAACCACTACCACCCGCCCCTATCGTATAATTTTGACCACTCCCACTACAATATGTGATCTGTGTTGATGATTGCCCATATATTGGTTGATAAATACCTAATCCAGAAAAAACAAAAGCAGTCCCAGTTAAAGGTAATGTCCCATATGTAATTGGAGGAGTACCCAGACTTGTAATAACATATGAACCGGCTTGATTATCACTATAAGCTACATATGATACCACATTTGCAAAAGCAGTTGATACACCAGAAAAAGTCCAATTATTTGTAACTGAATTAGTAGATGTATAAGTGACACTTACAGGAGCGCTAATACTACTTATGGCACCATTAACATATCCAATTGATGCCAAATTTTGAGCAGGATAGCTACTCCCATATGTTTGCACTGTAGAGATAGTTCCATTTACACCACCTATAGTACCGGTAGTAGCCGTTATATTCCCAGTATTAGCAGTTATAGAATTTTGAGATGTTATACCCGAATCACTTTGTATATATCCCCCAGTGTATAAATTCCCAATTACGTCTAATTGGTTGTCTGTTGTCGCATCGGAGCGTAACAAAGCAGTATTTCCAGATCCGACATCTAATAACATAAGAGAAGAATTAACGACAAAATTACTATCTGTGTCTTGATATATTGATATATTATTATTACCCGTATATGGTAGACTGATAATCCTATTATCTCCAGAAAGTTGTAAATTACCATTTAAAACCAATGTTTCGGCTACTGATGATGATGCATTCGTGGTGACGGATTCGGTGTCATTGATTAATGTTAATATTCCATCAACTGTTAAAGCACTACTGGCTGTTAATAACCCATCAACGATTAATTCTTTGTCTAATTCTAATCCTGTAGATGTATTTGAAAAAGTGGAACCATTAATATTTAAAGGTCCAAATAAAGTTAATTTATTTGAAACTGAACCATCACAAGCCAATTTGCAATAAGGGCCAGAAAACGCGTTTCCATCTTCGGAGCCTATACTTATCCCACCATTTGTAATCTGTAAATTATATCCATCTGAGTCATCAGAGTTTAAATACATCTTAAATGTATTAGTCGTATTTCCTACAGCAAGAGGACCGTTTATAGCGAGCACATTATTATAATCGCTATTGCTTTCTATGGACACAGTATTTGTATTTGTTTGATTCCCTACACTAATTGAATTCAACTGATTATATCCCGTAAAGGTTTGAGGGGTTGTTGTCGTTCCTCCATCTAAAAGAGCAAGACCCGTAGTACTAGCAGCCGTTGTTTGTTGCGTTCCGTCTGGAAATTGTATATAATCTATTCCGTCCGTACCTGTCATAACAATCTTATTTTGAACAAAAACACTTCCGTAAATAGCCATCGCACCATTAGAAGTTTGAGAAGCACCAATTTGGACAATATTTCCTCCTCCGTTCTGTAAATACATACCGTATTCTGAATCAAAATTATTTACACCTGTAAATTTTTGAGGTGTCGTATTTGTACCACCACTTAATAAAGCAACACCAACAGTAGAACCAGCCGCAGATGTTTGTTGAGACCCATCAGGAAATTGTAAATAATTACCCGCCCCATCTATAATAATATTATCATTAAAAGTTGATTCACCACTTACTGTTAAATTTTTATTTAAGTTTAAATTACTTAAATTAGTCGCTCCATTTAATGTTTCATAACCTTGAGCCACTGGATATTTAAGATAATTTTCATCTAAATATTGAACTGAAACCCCATTAACTGAACTAACTATCCATTGACTTGGATTAAATATTTCCCCTTGTTGATTAGCAGGTGCAGGATAAACGCTCATTTATAAATATATAATATATATAGATATAAAAAATTTTCTTATATTATTATATAATGAATAAAAAAAATAATAGTTCAAAAGCGGAATTAATCGATTGGTATAAAAAAATACCGCCCAAATATTTAACAAAAACACACAATCCAAATTTTAATATACACGGAATAAATTTACCTTTTCGTATGCTTATTATTGGCGGTTCAGGATCGGGAAAAACTCAGACCTTAATGAATCTAATTCACAATATGAATAATACTTTTAACGACATCTATGTCATAACTAAAAACAAAAATGAACCTATGTATGAATACCTTGAAGATAAATTCGGCAAAAAAGGTGTAAGTGTAGTTGAAGGAATTGATAATGCACCAGATCTTGATAAAGATATATCTAAAGAAGACCAAACATTAGTTGTGATGGATGATTTAGTTTTAGAAAGAAACCAAAAACCTTTAGAAGAATATTTTATTAGAGCAAGAAAACAAAATTGTTCTTTAGTTTATATATCTCAATCCTATTTTGCAGTTCCCCCAATAATAAGAAAAAATTTAAACTACCTTATAATAAAAAGATTAGCCAACTTGCCTGATTTATTTAGGATAATGAGAGAATACTCTTTAGGAGTTGATAAATCGGTCTTATTAAAATTGTATGAAGATACAACCTCACATAATAAACAAGATTTCTTATTAGTTGATTTAGATGCTGAACCTGAGGATAGATTTAGAAAAAACTTTAATGATATATACGATTTATAATAATTTCTTAAAATTTCCAAAAAATAATTATCTAATATAATATTATAATATGTTAATAAGAAACGTAAGGAGTTTTAGAGATTTGGAAAACCAAAAAAAATTACAAGCAGAATTATTACAACTACAAATTAATAATGAAGGATTATTAGAAAAAAGAGTAGCGGATTATCAAAATCCGAATAAACCTCCACCCGTCCCACCGCAATATAAAACACAATCAGAAGTGGAAAGTGATAATTTAGCACAACAGAAACAAGCAATTGATAATTTAAGATTATTAGGAGCGGATTATGCAGTTGCAGCACAAGTATCACAAGAATTATTACAATTACCTGATGGTGTTGCTAATTTAGTAAAAGTTAATAAATTTTTTCCTCAAATAAAAAAACAAATTGAAGAAAAAATTAATAAAAATAATATAAATTCACCAATTGTTTTAATGGAACAATTAAAAGAATTTTTTACAAAAATTAATACCGCAATAGGTGTTAATATAAGAGATACAGATTCAACTAATTATTTTGATTCCTCACCTTTATCAAGCATAAGTTTATTACCCTCATCTGAAGATTACGAAAAATTAATGAGCGAATTAATTTCAAAAGGTGAAAGTTTAAATTTAACCGATATTGAAGTAAGTAGAATTTTAACTCCATTTTCAATTTTAAATAGATTAAAAGATAATTCGCCAACATTAGATCAATTAAAATCAATTGATTTACTCCCCATCATTGAAAGACAAAATTTTAATAAAGAAGCGGAACAATTAATAAAAGTTTATAAAATACCGGAAGTTAAAATTATTAATAATAGTATTTCTGAATTGGGCTCCATACAAAATGGGGATAATGATTCTTTTTTTAAAATAATTAATCCATTATATGAAAATTTTAAATCTATAAAAGGTGAAAGTTCAATAAAAGAACTATATAAATTTACTAGAAAATTATATAAAATATCACCTCTTAAACTTAGAGAATCTGAAGCGAGTACAACAAGTGCTGGGGGTTCTGATATTTATAAAAGAATGATGGAGGAGGAAGAAAGACAAATGAGAGGTGAAGAAACTCAACAAATTATGAAAGGTGTGAAAGAACAAGAAGGAATTTTAAAAGATAAATTAAAATCAATTAGCACTAAAATATTAAAATCAGATAAAGAAGCACGAGAAATCGCAAATACAATTTTAAAAGATGAATATATAAAAAAAAAAATTGATAATTTAACATCTTCAGAATTAAGGGAAAGATTAGCAAAAGTTACAGGGAAGGAAAAATATTATAATTCCACACCAAAAATAGGACAAAAAATGATAATAGAACTTACAGAAAAAGATGGTGAAATTAGGGAATTAGATAAACCTAAATTCGCTAATGGTGAAATAATAGACCGTGATTTAATTCCAGATAATTTAATGAATTATCTTTCAATTGCTTGTTATAATGAAAATACAAAAAAAATAAATTTACTTGAGAGATATAATTTAAATACTTTAAAAGAATTAGTTTATGATAATGAAAAATTTAAAAAAAAAGTAAAAAACCCTCAATATGATCCTAAAAATAATAATGATGATAGAATAATTGCGCATCAAGGTTTTGGTTTAACAGACAGAGTATTAAAACACTTTAGAGAAGACAATAGCGATTTACTAAAACTTAAAAAAGGATTTAATAAACACTTACAAGTTGAGAAAATAGCTGACAGTTATTCAAGTTCTGATTCAAGTAAAGAAGGTAAAGGAGTTAAAAAAACTTTCAAAGCACACAGAATAAAATTAGGTAAAGGGATATCAATACCCGAAATACCTAAATATAGAGAATTCGGTAAATTTATAGTTCATTATCCTCAGCTTATTGATTCTAATATTTTAAATCTTAAATTCCCATCTACAGGAACAATACCCCATATTAAGCCCGTATATGTTGATGAAAACTTTAAAGAATTTATTATAGACACACTTAACACCGGGAGAGTTAATAAAAGGCACTTTGACTCTTTAACAGAACCAGAAAAATCTCACTTTACTAAAATAGCTAGAGGGGCTAAACTAACAGAAAAACTTAATCTTAAACCTTTAACTGAAGACAGAGAGAAAGATGACTTAAATAGATTACAATTAATGTTAGGCGAGATTAATGCGGGGAACGATAACGAAAAGTTATTAAAAGAAGCTAGAGCACTTGTAAAAAAATATATAGCGAATGGGAGAATAAATAAAAATAAAGGTTTAGAAATATTATTAGAATTAGAATAAATAATATCTAATATAATTATATATAATGCCGAGAACTCTTATTTTAAATCAAACTAATATTGTAGCAAACACAGGGAATTCAACTTTTTTATACACTTTCCCTTTAGGTGGTATTCAGTTCGTAGATGAGTTTATAGCTGTCCAACAAATATCTCTTTACAACTCTTGTTTTAATATCACGTTAGCTAATAACAATAACTATTTTGGTTATACTTGGGTTGATGGGACTAATTGGACTGTTAATTTGCCAGATAGTTATTTAGAGTTAGCAGAGATAAATGCTTACTTACAATCCTATATGGTGGCTCAATCTCATTATTTATTAACTAGCACGGGTTCTTTCATCTATCTTTTAGAAATTGTTGTTAATCCTTCAAGGTATGCAGACCAAATTAATTCTTTTCAAATTAATGCAACAATAGCAACTGATAATACTTGGGCTCTACCTTCTGGCGCGACTTGGGTGCTACCCACCCTACCTATTAATCCAATCTTTGTTGTCCCCAATACAAACTTCCAACAAATTATAGGTTATAAAGCGGGTAATTATCCAAATGCGGCTATAACGGGAACACCGCCGGATCAAGTTCAAACACCAGCTTATACATCAACTCAATCTTTCTTATCTTCAACAGCGCCACAAATTGTCCCCCAACCGTCTTATCTTTGTCTTAATAGTATGGTTAATAATAGATTAGCAATACCATCACAACTTATTTATTCAATAACACCAACTGACGTGGATTTTGGTGCTCTATTTTCAGCCCAAGTAAGTGAATTAGCTTTTAATAAAGTAGAAGACGGGCATTATAGTCAATTTACTTTTAGATTTGTTGATAGTCTTGGGAATATTATTGCTTTACAAGACCCGAACACACTCATACTGCTTATTATGAAAAGTAAGGGGGAATTATTAATGACATAAAAATAATATCTTTATTAATATATATATAGGATGAATATTTTACGTAAGAAAGCTGGTGGTGGTTTTAACGTTAAGCCTAATAAATTTGGCGCAATTCAAAGACTAGTGAGGGGTAAGGTATCTGGATATGGTATTGGTGAAGAAGTTTATGATAATTTAGATAAAGGTAAAAAAAATGTTATAGAAAAATTAACTCAAACACAAAATCATCTTAAAGTAAGAGTAGGAAAACCTAGAAAATATATTTCTTTGAATTTATAATTAATTATATTAGATAAAAAATATTTGAACTAAATATTTTTTATCTAATTAATAATATATATATATAAAATGGCTGATAATCTTGTTTATGAAGAAAGTTTAAATACTGAGGTGGAGCAAAGTGAATTTATTTCTAAAAAATGGGTCTATGTTAATGATAACAATTCACAAAATTATACATCTCAAGTTGTAATAGACTCAACTCCTTTATCTAATGCGGGTGGGTGGATTAGTTGGCAAGAGGGGTATATCCTAATGCCCTTAGTGGTTCAATTAACCGGAGGAACAACGGCAACACCCTCCGTCCCCTATCCTGCCGGCCCTTTGGCAAATTATGCTTGGGCGCTCAAATCAGGATTTTGGCAGATGATAAACAGTATGACGGTTGAATTTAACAATCAGAACGTTATCCAACAAACTCCTTTTTTAAACGTCTTTAGAAGTTTTAAAGCCGCATCATCTTGGTCTCAAGATGATTTAAAAAATGAGGGGTCTTCAACAGGTTTTTATCCTGATAATTCAAATAGTTGGTCTTTTTGTAATCAATTTTCTACAGTGGGCGCAAATCCCGCAACACCGGGTAATTATTACTCAAATGCAAGGGGGGTTAATTATCCCTACACAAATAATGCAAGTTCCGATATTTCGACATCTGTTCTTAATTTCAACCCAACTACTGCTTTCACCGCAACTGCGAATCTTCAAAATGCGATTTCGGGGCCTTCTTTACCTATAACTAGTGTGGCTGGGGCACCAACTTTTGGGACAGAAGCCGCAGGTGTTTCAGCTGTATCATATACTGGTGGGGGTAGTGCATCACCATTATTTGAAGGAACTTCAAATAATGGGATGTTGGTGCGCCAGCGTTGGAATAATTATTATTCTAATGCGACTTATTTTAATTCATCTTTAGGTCAAAGTTTAATAAATAATACAAATAGTTGTTCTACAAACTATAGAACATCTATGGTTCAATCAATTCCTGGATCAACAACTTGGAATGTTTATGCTAAACTAAGATTAAAAGATTTAGCTGATTATTTCGAACAAATGCCTTTATTAAAAGGTGCTACAATGAGATTTTATATTAATACAAATCAAACAATAGTAAATTTTTCAGTTGCTCAGGGGACAATAACAAATCCGGCGGATCAGACTACACCAACTGCAATAACATACCCACAACTTTCTATCACTAATGCGCCAACTGTAATAGGTGGATTAACTTGTCCTTTAATGATTGCTAGTGCTGGTTTTGGGCAGGGGTGCTCCCCCCTCCCAACAGGTAATTATAATTTATCTGTTAGTATTGTGAAAAACACTTTTTCAGCACAGGCGGCATTTGGACCGCAACAAACAACATTAACTGCCTGCCGTTTATACGCCCCTGTATATACAATGAATCCTTTAGCTGAAAGTAAATATTTATCATTAGCTCCAACAAAGAAAATTATGTATAAAGATATATTCCAATATCAATTTAATAATGTCTCAACAGGGAATTTTAATTTTTTAGTATCTAATGGTATAAGTAATATTTGTAGTGTGCTAGTGGTCCCATTTTTTGGGGCATCAACAACTTTCACACCATCAACTAATATTGCTTCAACAACTGGTGGGGATGTTGGAACGACTACAAATCTACCTTATTCGACATTATTATCACCTTTAACAACATCTGGCGCCACACCAGACCCAATTATGATTACAAATTTCAATATTTTAGTTTCTGGTGTTAATTTATTTCTCAATAATGAAAACTATGATTTCGAGGCTTTTAAACAACAATTAGCATATAGCAATCAATTGAATGGTGGTTTAACAACAGGTTTATCATCTGGTTTAATATCTGAAGATGATTTTTCTAATCTTTATAGATACTATTACGGCGATTGTTCTAGAATCCTACCAAGCGAACAAGGAGTGAGTAGATCAGTACAAATAGTTGGGAATATATCATCTCAAGCATCAACAGGGCAGCAACTTGGAATTAATTTAATGGTCTTTGTTGAATTTATGAAAGAAATGACAATCGATATTTCAACAGGTGCAAGAATCGAATAAAAACAATTTAGAAACTATACTTTGAAAATAATAATTTAGAAATACAGTTTCTAAAATAATATCTAACTTAAATATATATATAATGAAAAAAGATTTTATACCACATCAATTGGGTCTAGCTAAAAATCAAGCAAAGAAATTATTAACTGGAGGGGCTGTTATTATACCCCACAGTATGATGGGTTCGGCTGCTGGGGATCATATCTTAATGTTAAAACCTCAAAACGCAAGAAAACTATTAACGGCATACACAAAAGGTAGAGGTCTTAAATTGAGTCTTACACCTGATGAAATACAGCATACTTTAGAGCACGGAAGGGGGTTTAAAGAGATATATCATTCAGTTAGTAGAGTTGTGAAAAATGCTTTAGGACATCCTGCCGTAAGAGAACTAGCGAAATCTGGTGTGAGATATGGTGCGAATGCTATTGGGGTGGCTGCTGGGAGCGCGTTAGGTAGTCCTGAAGCGGGCCACGCAATTGGTGCTATATTGGGTTCTGCAGCTGATTCCGCTATTGATAATAGGAGTGTCGCAGCTGGTAGAAAGCGATTAGTTGGTGATGTGAGGCAAAAAGGTGAGGAAATAGCTTATGATGCTTTAGAAAGTAATATTAAAAAATTACCTACCGAATTAAGAGCACCGGCGCAGGCCGCATTAGCTCAACAAAGTACTGCTAGTCTTGGTTTTGGTATTAAGAATCATCATTATACAACTCGTAAAGGCGATAAGGTTCATCATATAAAGGATCATTATGTTATAGAAGATAGCAGCCCCTACTCTGGTGGGAGATTGAAAAAAGGTAGTGAAGAAGCGAAGGCCTTTATGGCGGCAATTAGAAATAAAAAAGCTGGTGGAAAAATAAATATAAAAAATATATTTAAAAAAGCGGCTCATTATGTTATACCTGCGGCAACTGCTAGTTTAGGTGCTGCTACAGGGAGTGCTCTTGGGGGGCCTATTGGGGGTATTGCGGGTTCTGCCGCTGGTTCTTACGCCGGGCACGAAATAGATAAAAAATTAGGTATTGGAATTAGAAAACGGGGACGCCCGAGAAAAGTGGGGGGTGCTCTCGCCTCCTCTTCCGCTGCTTATAGGCAAGCATTAAGAACTAACTTTGATGGTCTTGAACTTGTTGCAGATGTTCCAGATAATAGGTCTACAAGGGACTTTAAAATTAATCCGAGAGTTAGAGTAAGTTCAACAGAGATGACTTTATCCCCTTATCAAAATATTACAAGCCCAGCTATGAATCCTTTTATTCCGACTAATTATAGGCAGATGGGTGGGAGTGGGTCTGGTTATGGGGGTTCGGGTCTGTATGGATCTAGTTCTGGTAAAGGCTTATTTGGTTCAAACGCATAATTATTTAATTATGCGTTTATTTTATAAATTTATTATCTAATTTATAAAATATATATATAGAATGAATAAAAACGATATAAAATTTGGTTTAGAAAAAGAAAATCAATATTTGGAAATATTAAAAAAAACTTTTGATATGAATTTAGAAAAAATTGAATTTAAATATTCAATTTTTGATTTTTGTAGTAAGGACACTTATGTTGAATTAAAAAGTAGGAATATTGCAAAAGATAAATATTCCGATACAATGATTGGTTTTAATAAATTGAAAAGAGCTTCTAAAGTCAGCCTTCCTGTTTATTTTGTTATTTGTTTTACTGACGGGTTGTATTATTGGAAATATAAGGAGGGAGAATTTGAAGTTAGAGATGGGGGGCGGATCGATAGAGGGAGGCCCGAAATTAAAAAATATGCTTATATTAAAACAGATAATTTAATCAAAATTGAATAATTTTTTTTGTCACCATATTATATAATATGCTAACAAATTTTGATATAGAAAGAATTGCTAAAAAATTAGAGCTACCAATAATTGGTGTTTTTTCTAAAAATGAGTTATATAATACTAAAAGAAAAATTGGTTCTTATTATATTAATCTTATGGACGATAATAAGACGGATGCTGAAGGAAATAACGGATCTCATTGGGTATTTGCAAAAATATATTCAGATGATGATAGAGATGAGGAGGAAGGTGATAATCATAAAGTTTGTAATGCGCTTTATTTTGATCCTTTTGGTTTCGGTATGCCTAAAGCAGTAAGCAGTTTTTTAAGTCCTTTTAAACCAATATATTGCAATAATCGTGAAATACAAAATATTAATTCAACTCAATGTGGATGGTATTGTATTGCTTGTGATTATGCTTTAGAGCATCATCAAGAAGGTGAGACTTATTTAGACGACTATTCAAAGTTCTTAAATATGTGGTCCGATAATCCGAAAAAGAATTTAGCAATATTGAAAGAATTTTTTAAACCACTTTAGCTTTTGTATGCAAGAACTAAAGTGGTTTCTGGTGATATTGCTAAATTCCTATATGTTGTGTATCCTTTTTTTTCTAAAGTTATTGGCGCTATCTGTCTAAATCTATATAAGTTTTTTGTTTCATCCACCTTTTTTACTTTATAACCCTTTTCTAAGACCCATTTTGTGGCATTAGATAAATCTACTTTATTTTTATTAATCAATACACTTTGGACTTTGTATAAATTCGAATTATTCATTATTAATATATATAGAAAAAAAATATATAGTAATAATTAATTTTTATTAAATTTATGCGTTTATTTAGAAAAATAATTATCTATTCTAATGTTATATATACTAAATGACTGAAGACAAGAATATCATTATCACAACTGACGCACAAGCAATTGGGGAATTAGATGTGAATTTAGCTAATTTTGATTTAGAATTAATTGAAGAAGATATCTATGGTATTAAACCAATTGTTTTAGCTAAAAAATCAACATACACAGAAGCTCATAGAAGAGCGCAACAAAAATATAGGGAAAAGTTTCCTGAAAAGTATCACACATCACAAAAAAATCTATATACAAGATTAAAAAAAGATGATGAGTGGAAAAAAAGTTATAATGAGAAAAGAAATAATTATGCTAAAACAAAAAGATTAGAAAAAAAATTAAAAGATTTGGAGAATGGTATTGAACCTAAAAAGAAAGGAAGAAAAAAAATTAATAAAGAGATTGAAATACTTTTAGAAGTTCCTATACAAAATCTCATCGATCAGTTTAAAGACGATATAATAGAAATCGTTGAAGATAAGACCTATAATTTTTGTGATAATTATATAGGTGAAAAAAAAACTATAAAAGAAGTTAGGAAAAGAGGGCGTCCTAAAAAAGTTATAGAAGTGATATTGGGATAAAAAATCCAGAAAAAAACCTATAGTTTTATTTTTTTTATAAAATTAATTGTTGTTAATTAATTTTATTCGTTTATTTTTGAAAAAAAATATCTTTACTTATTATATAGAATATAAAATGGGAAGACTTTCTAATTTACAACTTTTACTTAACGCCGGAGAAAAAGAATTAAGAAGTATTAAATATAAATTAGATCCGAGAACTTACGCAGCTTATGAAAGAAGGTTTAACGCCGATAGAATCAGAAAAGATACAGCTAAGAAATTAGTTGATGAAATTAAATTACTAAAAGAAACAAAAACAACAAAAAAAATTACAAAGAAAGAGGTTGTAAAAATTAAAGATGAAAAAAGAAAAGTTGAAGAAGAGGAATTAAAAAATAGAGATAACAAAAGAAAAGTTGGAGAAGAGAGGGTGATAAATAAAGATAACAAAAGAAAAGTTGGGGAGGAGGAAGTAGCTAATATTATCATTACGGAAAGCGAGCCAAGTTTAATTAAAAGAGAGAGAATAATAAAAAAGACAACAAAGGAAGATATTGTGAAAGACATTCGATCTTTATTTGATCCTAAATTAATTAAAAGAAAAAAAGTTGAAAAAGTGAAATTTTATACTAAGGATGTATTTGAATATTCAGGTGTGAATAATGATGATGATCTTTATGATGCTATACAAAATGCAAGGGAGCAGTTTAGAGATGCGACTTTTATAATAATACACTTTAAAAATAAAGAAGATAATAAAATAATTTTTAGAACAATTAAAACAGAATATTTTAATGATAGAAAAACTTTTTTAGAACAATTGGATAAAATAAGAAGTGGGAAATTTGTAAATGCAGATGGGGTTGGTAGTGATGGCGTGTTAACAGAAAATTATGAAACTGTTTATGATAAATTTAGTTTAGCATCTACAGAAATACAAAGAGTTGGTTTTGGTAATAGTGATAAAATGTTATTTGAAGTTGAAGGTATTGAAGAGACAAAAAGAATTATTAGAGGGAAAGAGGTGGGTAATAAAGATTGTGCTAAAGTATGTTTAAAGAAATTAATTAATGATGAAGAAATTTTAAAAGATTTAGAAATAACAAAAGATATTTTTATTTTAGATAATTTATTAAATTTTTTAAGAAAGTGGGGTTTAAATATTAATATTGTTTGTAATAGTTTTTTGCTTAAAAGAGGGGTTCAAGAAATTAATGAAGAATCAAAAGTTGAAGAAATTTATATTAAATATCTTAAAGCAGAAGGGGGGATGACTATTTACGGTTCCTTAATAAATCAAGAAAAAGATATTGAATTAGTTTATCCGAGATATATTGATGAAGCTGAATCAACAATTATATATGATGAATTCAATAGTCATTTTGATATAATAAAAGATAATAGAGTTGTTCTTTGTGATAAAATTTATATTACTAATAGTGGGAGTATTGTTAAAGATAATAAAATATTATTTTCTCCAAGACAAATTAATACTAATAGTTTAAGTGAGAAAAAAGCTGAGGTTAGATATTTAGTTTTTGATTATGAGACAGTAATTGATTTTGATTATGATAGCTGTATGCGGGAATATAGTTTATCGGTATTAAATTTATCTAATGAAGAATTAGAAGAATTAACAACAGCTGATGAAGAAAAAGATCTCGTGACAGTTAATAGAATTAGAAAAAATAGATGTATGACATTTTTAGGTTATGATTGTTCAAATGAATTTATTAGATGGGTGTTAGATAATCAATTTGATACTGCTTTTGTTTTTATTGGTTTTAATAATGCCAATTTCGATAATTTTATTTTATTAGACGCTTTATTAAAATTTAATCAAGAACATCAAGAATTTTCAATTAGTGATATATTTTATAATGGGACCCAATTATTAAATTTCTATATGTGTGGGCGTCATAATACTTTTGATATTCATAAGCATCTAATGGGGTCGTTAAAAGATAATTGTGTTAGTTTTAAAATTAATTGTTGTGCTAAAAAATCTTTTGATCATAATAAAGCTCAACAACTTTATTTAAATGGGGAGTTAATTGATTTTATTACTAATAATGAAGAATTAAAAGAATATAATGAATATGATGTTTTAGCCACTGCGGTTTTATTTTGTAAATACAGAAGAGCACTAGAAAATGTGGAAGCGACAAAACCTTTTTCAAGATTATTGCATAATACTAAAACTGTTGGTTCTTTGATTTATAAAGTTTTTGAAGAAAATAAAAATCAGAAAAAATTTAATCTTCCTAAATTATCTTATGAACATTATAAGGATTTACAAAAATCTAAAATAGCGGGGAGAGTGGAATTATTTAATGGGGTTCAAAAAGTTGAAGAAAGATTAGTATCAACAGATGTGTGTTCTTTATATCCTTATAATATGGCAGTTGCTCCTGTTTATTATCCTTGTGGTGATTTAAAAACAACTAATAAATATCTCGGTCCTGATATTATTGGTTTTTATTATTGTGATATTGATCAGAGCACACTTAAGTCGAGAAATCTTCCAAAGATATATGCGAGAAAGACAGAGACGGAGAATGATTGGGATTATGATGGGGTTTTAGAAAATTATTTAATTAGTAATGTTATGATTGAATTACTTTTAAAATTTGATTGTAAGGTTGTTATTAAGAGTGGTTTCTTTTTTACTGAAAAGAAAAAGTCTTGTGATATGTTTGATTTTTTATTAGATTTTATGAAAGCTAAGAATGAAGAGGATACAAAAAAGAAAAACAAAGATGCGTCATACAATCCAGCATTAAGAGAAACTTTAAAATTATTAATGAATAGTTTATCAGGAAAAGTTATTGAAGGATTACACGCTGAGAAAACACAAGATGTGAATTCAATAGCTGAGTATGAAAAGATTGTATCTTCATCTAAATCAATTAATGTTATTAATACTATTGGTGATAAAGTATTTATTACTTATGAAGTTGATGAAGAAACTTTAATCAAAAAACAAAGACCTATTTATTTAGGTATTCTTATTTATGATTATTCAAAAAGATATATGTTTGAACATTCTTATTCTAAGGTTGGATTAGATCAATTATTATATACCGATACTGATGCTTCTAAATTTAGATATTCAAAATTTTTAGATTGGAAGAAAAATATTGATGATAATAATATTCAAGTTCCTCATTGGGAGGAGGTTGAAAAGGTTGATGAAAGATATAAGAATCATAAAATCTATGAAAGTGATAGTAAAGTGTTTGGTTCTTTTGAAGATGAATTAAGTGATATGACAGGCCAAGATTATAAATTTTATTGCGTTGAAAAGAAATCTTGGTGTTATTATGTTGATGGTGAGGCTAAATTCCGTTTTAAAGGTTTGAATGGTTCCGCTTTATTATTATCTTTGGGGGAAGATTTTATTGGAACTAAAATAATCAAACATCAAGCGACTACGGATAAAGAAGCTTGGGTGGAAAAGAAATTTATTGTTAAAGAAGGAACAGAACTAGAAGTTTATAACTTCGCACAGAACAATAAAAATTTAGCAATTGAAAGCGGTAATGAATTAAATTTCTTTGAACAAATTTATACAACAGGTAGTGCGTATTTACTTTGTAATAGTTTTAGAAAGATTGTTAAAAACTCTTCGAGAAACGTCGTCTTGGGGGATGACGACAAATATAATAATCTTATGAATAAAATTCAAGTAAAATATTTAATGAAAAAAATTACTATAAAAAAATAAAATATAAATATATATTATATGAATAACAACAATAATTTATTAAAGCGAGCAAAGGAATTAGGAAATTTAATTGAACTAGAAAATAAAAAAATTTTATTGGGTAAAAAAAAATATACTAATATGGGTGAGACTTTATTAACAAAAGCAAAATTAGCTGAAAGAAAATTATTTAATGAAACGGATAATAATATAAATACTTTATTTCATCGGTTCAAAATCTCGGAGGATATGGATAAAGGGAATAAAGAGAATTTATCTTTATTAGAAAAAGGATTAGCTGAGGGAAATGAATTTATGAAAATAAATCGCAAACAAAGAAAAGTGAAGCCAGCTATTGTAGGTGAGCCCGTGGATGTGAGTGGGGTAATAACACCGTATGACGATAAATATGAAAAGCTACAGTATTACGCAGAAAAATATAAAATACCTTATAAGAAGGGTGGTGTTAAAAAAAGTTTTAAGAATATAGCGAATGATATCGCCGCATATGAAAAAAAAAATTTAAAAAGGATTCAATTGGGAGGTTTGGATAAAAAGTATAAAGAATTAGGGCATTATATAAAAATAATTTGAGCGAGTTTTTAGATTTTATTAAAATAATTTTTTTAATAAAATTATTTTGAGCGAGTTTTTAGATTTTATTAAAATAATTTTTTTAATAAAATTATTTTGAGAGAGTTTTTAGATTTTATTAAAATAATTTTTTTAATAAAATTATTTTGAGCGAGTTTTTAGATTTTATTAA